ATTAGGATTTCACTCATCAAAATTCTCCAGTCTGGATTTAAGGTCTATGATATTTCTGCGAACGGTAAGAAGACCATGAATCTCACCGCACATTCTTTGGTAATCGGCATAGTCTTTGGCTTCACCGATTCCCAGAGCTTCTTCAAGAATCTTTACTTTGTCATCTACCTGTTTGAGAAGATGATCGAGTATTTTTTCTTTCATTTAGTTTCCTTTTTTTTAAGTTGTTTAGCGTTTTTATATAAATCAGCTGTTACCTGAAGTTTTTGACTTTGGCGTTGTTGATTCATTTGGGCTTTTGCATTACCAATTTGATGACCTAACTTCATACCTTCTAACTGTTGTTTGGCTTCTAAAGACTCTCTATCAGATCTTGTTTTAGCTCCAATCTGCATACCAGCAATTTCTTTTTGGGCTGCAATACGCATTTTTTCAATTTCAATCTGATCAGCACCTTTAGCCGCATCAATTTGCATCTTCTTCTGTTTAATATCAATTTCTTGTGCCTTTAACTGCAATTCTTTCATCTGCATCTGGATAATTGGATCTTGTGCAGCTTGTTGAGCTTGTTGTGCAGCTTGAGCAGTTTTATTTTGACCTAGAATATTCTGTGCAGCTGGTACAGCCATGCGAGTAATCTGCATTTCTTGTTCTGGTGTTAACTTAATATCATCATCTTCATTATCAGAATAAGGAATTTGGATACCCATTTGATCTTGCATCTGTCTCATATACTCCATTCCAACGTGTTCGGTAATATGTGACTGTAAAGCTTGCATAATTTGTGGTGCTTGTGGGTTTTGACCAATGACTTGTTTGATTTTTGGATCATTTAATGCAGCCATGTGGATTTGAATATGAGCTTGATGGTCTTGATACATGAAAGCTTTGAGTGGTTTATTCTTTAAAGCGTTCATATTCTCCGTAATAGGGTCCGTTGGCTTCATATCTTCTTGCATTGGCACCAATTTTTCTGCATTTTTTATCCCAATCACTTCTAACATCTGTCTATGTAGATAAGGTAAGTTATAAAGCTGGGGTGCAGTCTGTGAAAGCTGTAAAACTGCCTGATATTGCACCACTTTTTGGCTCATAGTAGCCGCATTAGGATCGCTTACAGGGATAATATTGACCATTTCATAGTCAGATCTACGAGCTTTACGATCTCCAGTATCAGGTTCAAAAGAATAATCCTCTGGAGCGTAGTCAGCAATAATCTCTTTAAGTAATTTGAACTCTTGTTTCATTGAATAGTGGATACGAGCTTGTATCGCACTCATGACTTTCAAGGTTCTTTCCAAAATTGCCAGCGTTGTACCGACTGGTGACTGGCTACTCATGTCACTTGCCTTCAAATCGCCACTAGAAGCAAACCTTCTACCCTCTTCCACGATCTGATTGAGCAATGCCATCAATGTTTGGCTTGGTTCTTTGTACGGCAACGGCATGATGTTGTCTTTCATCGTGCCAGATGGTACATCTACGTCTCTAAATTCGCCTGGAGCTATCGGTGTGTCATCGCCTTTGACTCGTAATCCACGAGTTTTAAAGCCTCCTGGAAGATTAGACAAGGATCCTGCATCAACTAACTGTCTTAAAATAGAAGTTCCAGATTTGGCAAAAGCCCCAATAAGGTGTATAAGCCCAAAGTGGTAAAAACCAAAACCAGGAATATAACCATAATGAACAAAATGTTGTCTTTTTTGGTGTGTCTTGTCATCTTCTCTCCAGTTTCTACGAATTGCCAATATCATTCCATTGGCTTTTTCAATCGTTACAACATACGGAAGAGCAATTCCAGTTTCAGCTCCTGCCTTATCTTTATGTTCAAAGCCAGGTAAATCTAAATGCACATGCATTTCTAAGATCTTAAACCTGTCATCTGTGCTGGCTCTAAACCCTAACTTTTCTGCTATCTTCTTTTCTACTTCATCCAGAATGTTATCTGGTGTTCCTAAACTAATATCCCTGTAAAATCCTGCATAAATCAAATGATTCATCTCACTTTCAGTTTTACGCATTACATGGGTAATTCTTTCAGCCGCCTCAAGACTGCTCGCACCATAGGGCACCACTAAGTCTTCCGCTGGAATATACATCGAAACCTGACGATCTAGCGTTGGATCAACATAAACTTTTTTAAATCCATTACCTGAAAGTCCTACTCCCCAGAGCATACGCTCATGTTCAGGGCGATATTCTTGCATCACATCCACTAGCTGATGGTTCATATCTTCTACCACTCTACCCATTGCATCTTTTTTGTCTTGGGTTTCTTTACCAACTATCTCACCCTTAACAGGACCACTTGCTGGAAATGTTTCCATAATCGTCTCAGACTGAAACTTAATCACCGCTTCTGCCAATACAGGATGGTAAACTCCACAAGCACCTTCCCACGGCTCTGAGCGTTCTTCAATCTTTAAGCCTAGTAATTCTAAGCCATCCACATAAGTCTGTATCCAGTCTTTACGAGAATCAATGTCGGACTGAAAATCTCCCATGAGATCACCAGCGATTTGCGTTAAGACCGATTCAGGAACATATTCCGCCAAATTAGCGTCAAAGTCTTCAATAGACTCACCACCAATTTCAATTTCTACGCCATCCATCTTAAGGTCTACTTCTTCTGGATCGACAATCTCAATTTCAACATCTGGTCCATCGATGGCTGCTAAACCTTGTGGAGCTTGATACAGGGCTTTATCTATTGACATATGAATCCTTAATAATATGCACGTTTACGCCTAAATTCTTTAGGCTCATCTGGCTCATCACTCTGTAAAGTGATAAATCCACCTCTTCTGAATCTTAACAAAGCTTGTGTGGTTGAGTCTACCAAGTCATCGTGATCTGAGTTTGGAAATGCTGCCAGCTCTTCTACGACTTCTTCAGCCCATCTTTTTCTTGGTGCCCATACCTTACCACTAGCAAACAAATCTGATACGCTATTAACCCTAGATATTTTATCGTTTCCCCTAGTCGGTGTAAACTCTTGAACAGGTATTCCCATTCGTCTAAGCTCAAATATAAGGGGAGCACCAGACGCTTTCGCTTCAACAATAAAGCTGTCAGGTTGCCAATCCTTGTACATCTCGTAGGCTCTCTCCTTAAGAGTGGGGAACTCCATACGTTCTTTAAGTGCATCCAATAAAATAATATGTGGGTCTTGCTCGTTTTCATTTAAATAAAATACTCCCCAAGTTGTACAGGCTGAATAGTCGGCTCGTTCACTTTTTGTAAATGCCGTATCCCATGACTGGATTATATAGTGACATGGCGGTGGTGTCTCTTTTTCCCACACTTGCCACCATTCTCTTTTAACAATCGCACCTTCTTCACTCGTTGGATCCTGCTGATACTGAGCTTGCCACTTGGATAAAGGTAATTCAATTCTGAGTTTACAGAGTTCATCGTAACTCCAGAACTCTGGCCATAATGGTTTTTCATTTCGCTTAATCGCTGGAAGGCTGATAATTTCCCATTCATCGCCATCTCGGTCAATCATCGCCTGACAGATTTTGCCAGTCAAATCTCTCTTTGACCAGCGAGTCATCACTACAACAATCGAACCACCAGGTTGTAAACGCTGACGTGGACCTGACGTATACCATTCATAAACCTTATCAAAAACCGCAGGATCTCCTGCTGCCAACGCAGCTTCCTGTTCTGAATGAGGATCATCAATAATGAGTAAATCAGCTCCCTTACCAGTAACAGTACCACCAACACCAATAGCAAAATACTCACCATTAGCATTGGTGGACCAACGACCAGCAGCTTTACTATCCGACCTAAGAGATACATTGGGAAATACTTTTCCATAATTTTCTCCATCAACTAAGTTCCTCACCTTCCTACCAAACCCTACGGCTAGTTCTGCCGTGTTCGAGCATTGAATAATTTTCTTATTGGGGAATTTACCCAAATACCAAGCAGGTAACAGGTAAGAAGCAAATTCAGACTTAGTATGCCGAGGAGGCATATTGATAATAAGTCGTTTAATTTTTCCACTAGCAATCTCCTCAAATTTAGCTGCCATTAACGCATGATGATCGCCATGTATAAATCCTGGCCACATCGTCTGTACAAATGTCATAAAATCTATCTGACCAGTTTCCCTAGTCAAAGACTCAGAATAAGCCGTAGCCAAAGGCATCAATGGTGCCCTCTCCTCCTCTGGCAACATATTTATAATTTGTAACAGCTCATCCATTTAAATTCCTAAGTTTAATATACGCAGGGCGAATACTACGAGCATACTTTAAGTCTCCTTTACAAACCCCTATTTTTATTAACATTTTCATTTTGCGATGCGTATTACCACGCCCCTTATCTCCAGTCATAAACATCACATCATCCACAGTAGGACCAAAGCCAAAGTTATTCCAATAAGCCTCAATCACATGGAAGATTTCCTTCTGTGCCTTCGTCACTTTACTCTCCTAATTAATTCTTGTGCAGCCTCCCAAGCAGCATCATGCATCAGCGTATGCTTTAACCTATCCATTAGAATCATTAACCTTCTCCTATCATGAATAGCTAAATACTGTAGATACTGTTCAACATCATCAAAATTCATTCTTATCCTCATTCGGTTGTTTCCTAGCAATCCTAAATTTATTTATACTGCTACACGGAAAAGAACTTAAAGCCGTTGCATCTCTTAATGTTTTTAATATCGCAATTGCTTGATCTAAGGTAGCCACCTCTATATCAATTCTTTTCTTCCATTCTTCGTAATTTTCCAAAATATATCCCCCCTACCCTTTTTCTACCCAATTTGTTATGGGGGGTGTTTGACTAAACGCAGATTTCTCTACCCAATCTGTTCTTTGCATGGGTACCCCCTCTACATTTTTTAAACTTTCTTTATTCAAATCAACAGCTTGCAACATGTGCAGCTGCATATGTTGTGTTTCTAGTGGTGATTCATTGTGGGTTGGTGATTCATTGTGGGGAATACTATGCAAATGCTCCCCATCATGCGATTGAAAAATGGGTGCATCCCCCCTCGTGGCGTCATCCAAAAGTGGTTTTTCAACCCCATCCCCATCCATTTTAGAGATGGAATCTACTTCTTGGATACTGGTCGCATCATTACGCATGGTTACATCATTACTCTCTACATCAATAGCGTCAGCTGATAGTTCTGCTAGTAATTCTTGAGCAGTCTTCTTAGTCCTTGCTTGGATGGTCTTGCTATTCTTTATTGCCAGTTGGACTGCATCCATTAGCTTTGCCTTGAGTGTATTGCTATCAAGTG